CATGCCGGTTAGCACGTTCACCAACGCGCCATCTGTACGACTTACAGATTCGTTATTCCGGAATATATCAGACGAGTCAGACACTCGATGTTGGTGCGCTATGTGCTACATCCTATCGCTGGAATGTAACTTTGCGAAGTTACACTGGGCGCAGAGGAACTTACACTGGACACAGAGGAACTTGCAATGGGCGCAGAGGAAGTTACACTAGGCACTTAGATATTCGCAAAGAACGCTGCAGTATTTGGAGTTTCTGGAATCAGACTGCAGGCAAAAGCCAACGCCATGACAGCATCATCGTTGAAACCGGATGCAGCGGCACGGACTCCGTGATCTTTCTGCTGGAAAGCGCGGAGTTCGTCCACAATTACCCCCTCGGGGTAGATTAGGTCGTCATGTTCCAGTAGAAACAGGATGCGATCGGTGGCTGTGATCTTGCTGGGTTGGGAAGTGGAGAAGAGCTCAATAGCGTACTCGGGGACGATGCCTTGGAGCGCTTCGGCGATCACTGCACCCATGGCCTGTTTCTCTACGATGATGCGATGCGGGATGTAGTCTTCTATAAGCTCTTTGATCTTGCGCAGGCTGTACTCAGTACTGCGGCCGTTTTCACGGTATAGGCTGACGACTTCATAAGGCTTACTGGTTATATCAAGTACCAAGCCTACGAAATAGTCACTGCCGCCTGCGTTGGGGTCTATCGCTAGTACATATGTACGGTTAACCGAGCCGCATTCGCGCCAGGAGCCACGGGCGCCACGGCTGATCAGGTCATAGGGGTAGATCTGGCTGTTGGTGGCGCCGAAGGCAAGCTCGTACTCGGTGGCCCAGGCGGACTGGGTGATACGACGATCCTCCCGGGTTTTCTTCGCCCAGTTGGGATCTAGGTTGTAGACCGGATGCTGGGAATAGTGAATTGCGACGCGGAGCCACTTGTCTGGTAACTGCGCCAAGCGGCTGTTGAGCTCTGCAATTACAGCAGGGCCCTGGGCGGGGGTATCACGGGCACGCTCGACGTAGGACAGCCAATCAGGGAAAATACCAGCGTGCCAAAGGGAGCCGTACCAGTCAGAGGCGGTATCCGGTGTGCTGGTGACGATCACCCGGCCTTTCTCGCCCAGCATGGAAAGCGTGGGGCTGGCGGCGCGGTAGATCTCCTCGGCGCCGTCAACGAAGGCAGCCTCGTCGATCCAAAGGTCTGAACAAGAGGGGATACCGCGAGCAGCGCGAGGGCTGCCGGGTAGGAAGTAGATAGTGCCGAAGCCAACGATGCTGATTAGCGTGGCGCTGTCTGTTGCGTAGCGGAATGCGTGGCCTTGGATGCTGTTAAGCATCCGCTTAGCGCGGCGAGCTAATTGAGAAGAGTCACCTTGAGTTTTGGAAAATACGACAGCAACGTATCCTGGTTCAGTAGCAGCACGGCAGCTTAAGGCGTTGACGACAGTTTCACTGACGCCAACTTGTCGGGATTTATTTACAATAACATTTTGATGGGAGTAGATCTGCTTTATCAGGTCTATTTGAAAGTCATACGGGTCAAACGGGGCGACAGTGCCGCTCGTAGTGATCCAGGTGAGTCGGGCGAATTCAGGCCACCGGTCGATGGTGGGCAGGGTGCTGACAGCGGGCTCGGGGGAGGAGGTGGCCTGGGCCTTGCGGCGTTCGATTGCGGCCTGCAGCTTGTCAGCGCGGCGGGCGAGTTGAGTCAGCGATGAAGTGGTCATTCATCGGTGGGCTCGAATGAAGGGAGATTGTCTTCGTCCTCGGGGAGAAGTTCAGCGGTCAAGGGGTCCACCATGGCTTCGAGGTTGGCCAGCTTGCGGTTCAGCATCTGGGTCTCTTGATAGCGGCCTGCACCGTTGATCAGGGCACGAGAAGCAGCGATGCGATCGGAGGAACGGGCGAGGGGGTCCCGCATGATGGCTTTAAGGGTGTCGATAGCTTCGGGTAGAAGTTCTATAGTTTGACTTTCGTTGTCTGATATTATCTGCTGTTGTCGGAGGAAGATAGCACGTTGTACTACAGGTTTTTGACGCCAGGTGTAGAGAGTGCGCTCTGCAATGCCAAGTTCTGTAGCGGTCTCTCGATTGTTTTTTCCCCGGGCCAGGAGAGCGACAGCCATCCGTTCCTGCTCGCGAAGACCGTCAATGGGGTTGGGATTGATTGTGCGCATGTGCGTAGATGTTGTATATTCAGTATATTAAACAGCTACAGCCCTTGGCGCATGGCCCATGCTGTGGCGGCTTTTTGCATTTGCCAGGCCCGGAGGGTGTCTTTGCATAGTTTGCGTAGGGTGGCTATATCGTTGGTTTCATCTACTGTGCGGCACATTCTTTCTAGTTCAAAGGATTGGTAAAGGGTTAACTGCATGGGAGCGGGGTCACGCATGGAGCTGTACCAAAGTGCGAATAGCTAGCAAAAAGGGGGCGCGGGGCCCCCAGTGCAGTCAACAGGCTGCGGATCAGGCCTCGGGGTCTGCGTCAGCGACAGGCTCGTCAGCGACAGGGGGCTGGGGCAGCACTTCGGCGAGGCGGCCGAGGATGCGGGTTTCCATTTCGTCTTCAGCGACTTCCTCGGACACGAGGGTCTGGAAGCGCTCAGCGGCGGCGGCCAGTTCAGCTTGGAGAGCGGAGTTGGCGAGGCCGGATTCACCGAGGGCAGCCTTCAGGGAGGCGTTCTCGGAGATGAGGAATTCGACGCCGGACAGGATTTGGGTAAGGGCGGACATGTGACGTAAGAGGGCGGTGTGATTTTCTGCCAGGAGGGCGGGCAGACGCTCGATTGTGCGGAGAGCCTTCGAGAAACGCTCCACATCTCGGCTCACCGACCGCGAGAAGTCACGAATAGCCGTGAGCATTTTGGGACGGGTGAACTTGGTGCAAGCATAGCATTCGGATGTGGGTGCGTCCATGCACTGTTCGTGAATGGGTTGGTGCTGCGCTATACAAGCCAGTCCGTACTCGGGGGGCTTGTGGCTGGATCGGACATTGTGGTGGGGCTGGCCTGGGTGCCGTAGAGCTTCAGGTCGGCGATTTGCATCATGTTGCCGGCTGTCTTTAGTGTTGGAAACAACAGGCGGTATGTGGTAAATGCGGACAGACCATCTAGGGAGACGGCTGGAGCTTCTGTGTGTCGCGTAGTAGGCAACTGCAGCCCGCCTGCGATTAGCAGGTCCCAGGATCCATTTCTCTGCCCATAGATCTGATACGAGGCCGGATCCCTGCCGGGCATGTCATTCGCCGTGGTCAAGCTGAAAGCTGTAAGACGGGTTGCTGTTGAATACGAGAACTGAACACCTGAGTTGCTACCTCCGATATTCAAATACTTTGTTACGGGATCATTATCAAACGCATTCCCCACCTGCTCGAACACCGGTGAAGCAGTAAAACCATCAAGATCTATTGCTGTAATTCCTACGGGCGAGGGGAGGAGCCCCGGTGCCGGCGTTGGCGGAACTGGCGTAGGGGGTGGTGTTGGCGGCGCTGGTGCCGGTGGTGCAGGAGCAGGAGTAGGAGTGGGAGTGGGTGGCGCTGGAGCGGGAGCCGGCGAGCTGCCGTGGCCGTAGAGCTTCAATTCAGAAATCTGCATCATCTGGTTCTCTGCTCTGAGCGTTGGGAAAATCACCCGATAGCTCGACAGAATTGGCAGCTCTGGCAATGCAATGGTGTTGCCAGCAGTAAGACGCGCCGCTGGCAGTTGCAAAGCACCTGAGGTGAGCATCTGCCAGGAGCTGCCGTTGAGGCCATAGATCTGGTAAGAGGCCGGATCGCGCCCGGGTGAATCATTAGCAGTGGTGATCACAAAGGAGCCCAAACGGGTTGGGCTCGCAAAGCGCAGCTCAACGCCTGAGTTGCTACCTCCGATGTTGAGGTATTTGGTGTTTGCATTGCTATCAAACGCATTCCCCACCTGCTCGAATGTGGGAGAGTCACTGAAACCGTCCAGGTCGATTGCCGTTACCTCTACCGGCACCAGCGCTCCCGGCACAGGGGCTGGTGTTGGAGGTGCTGGAGCTGGAGCTGGAGTTGGAGTTGAAACAGGGGGTGGGGGTGGTGCCGGAGCTGGTCTTGGAGCTGGAGAAGCGCCAGGTGGAGTGTTCAGAAATGCATTCACATTGAGCCGACCGCCTGTCACCGTTTTGCCCGCCAACGAGGGTGTTGGAGTGGTACTTGCCAGCAACGCTTCTCGAATCTGTTGAGCACTA